AGTTCCTGTTACAGTAGCATCTCTCATGAAAGAATCCGTTGGAATATACAAATCAAATACAACACCTGTAGATGCAATACCCACACTGGTTGTAGAAATTCCCACAATGGTTCCAAAATCACCTTGATATGTAGTAGATTCATTAACTTCATTTGTTAATGCAGGAACTTCAATAAGAACTTCAGGAGGAGTGGTAATAGTATAACCAGTACCAGGGGATGTAACTGTTATTGCAGAAATTGCGTCTCCAGTAAGTGTGGATGAAACCGATGCTCTGGTGGTAGTTCCTAAACCAACAGGAGTAGCAATAATTACATCAGGAGCAGAAGTATATCCTGTTCCTCCGTAACTCACAACAACTGAAGATATTGTACCAGCGATAGAAACAACAGCAGTGGCAGCCGCTCCTACGATATTATTTTGAGATGTTATAGAAATCTTTTGAGTCTTAGCAGTTGTTTGAGATTCATTATCGGGGTCAAAGAATGGTCTTATACTTTCTACATAAACGACAGTTGATGCAATACCAACAGATTGGATAATAACTGTTGTAGGATTAACTAAAGCTTCCAATTCTGGTCTTGCCTTACTTACAATTTGACCATCAATAATTTTATCTGCTCCTTGTTTAGTCCAATTCACTGTTCTTTCACAATCGGGATTACCATTAATACCAACACCTACATATGCATTTGTATCAACAATATCAGTTGCAACAAGATCAGTTACTAATCTGTCATCCTCCAGTAAAGATCTTGCACATAAATTAGCATCACCCTGAACTTCAAGAAGATCACCATCCTTAACAGTTTCTAAGATGTCTGTAAAGGTAACATCAATATCTCCACTTCCTTTATAGAAGAGAATCTTACAAGTATCACCATCAAATGTTCCATCCTCATTTGCTCCTTTAGGTGCTTCAGAGAAAGTAAGTACACTACCGTTTTCAAAGACATATCCTTCACCAGGAACTTGTAAAGTATCATTTATAAACACTAATAATGCTGCTTGAACATCAATGTTTGATGATTGCTTAGCCCTAATAGTAACAGGTACTCCACCTTTCTTTAAAGTAAATGCTCTCTGAGAACCATTAAACTCACTGGTAATCTTATCCAATACTTCAAGTTCACCAAAGAACCATGCACTGAATTGATCGGACTGAGTTTCTTGTATAGTGATTTGGAATTCTTGGAAAGTAACAGTAGGATCAGTAGGAATACCAGTGGTTCCCATTTTAGGAACAGTTAAAATTTGATTATTGTCATAACTATATCCAGTATTTTTTATTTCAAAACTAACAATACTAGAACCTTGACCCACTACAACATCAACAGTTGCTTGAGTTCCTATACCAGAAGACTCAGAACTATAAATTAATGGTAGATTGGAATATGAAAGTGGATCTTCAATAACAACTTCTGGTGGGTTTGTTGCTGTATAACCAACACCTGGATTAGTAATTGCAATACTAACGATATGACCACCACTTATAGCAGCAGTACCAATAAACTCAATATTAGGAACACCAAGACTTAAAGTTTGTAGACCTACATTGACAGTAGTTTGAACTCCTACTCTATAACCAGATCCACTGTTACCAATACTAATTGAAGTAATTGTACCAGCAGCAGAGATAACAGCAGTTCCACCAGCAGCAACAAGAGGTTGGTATCCAAAACCGTTAGTTGAACCTACTGATACAATCATACCCCTGACAGGAATAGAACCGCTGTTAGGGTCATAGGCTTCGGATGTGGCTGTTCCTGTGAAATGGATACTACTTATTCCAGTAAGACCCTCTGATAAGGTATAATCTTGATCAACTGTTAGATCACCTGTTGGTCCTTGGAATATTCCATTGATAAGAACCGTAGCATTAGCAGTAGAGAATCCACCAACGTTTGCTTGATCGGATGTCAGAGTAAATGTTTTACCAATACCATTAAATTCATCAGATATGTCATCAAAAACGACATTCTCTATGTAAGGTCTATCAACACTACCAGAAGCAGCAGATCTCATAAATGATCTTCCTTGGAACATTGAGAATGTAGTTATTCCTACCCAGTCCCTATCATCAGGTTGATTAGTTGTAGAACTTATAGGAGTAGGACCTTGAGGTGCAGTAACAAAGTTAATTGTGTTATCAATAATATTATAATTACCTTGAATCTTAGATACAATTGAATGTGCTGTATGAACTCCAATATTAGTTCCCATCCAACCACGATCTACAAGAATATTATTCGTCTCTCCATAACCCACAGTATTAATCTTCATTATTTCTTCACTAATTCTAACCAAGTCACCACTAAAGAATGATGTTACACCAACAGTTTCAAGAACCTTTGCACCTAATGCTAATTGAGTGGATATTCCTGTAGTAACAGCAGTGGCAACAATAGGAGATTGAATTGCATTATCAAGAGCAATTATACATTTTGTATTCTGATCTTGTGCTGTTATCGTATGTCCCGTACCAGCACCAACTGATGATAAATGTAAAATATTTGGAACGGCTTTTAATGCATCTTCTGGACTCTTAGCAAACTTAATAGTACGTTCATCAATTTTAACAATATAAGTTGTTGATGGTAAAAGATCAGTAGATCCATATCCAGAGATAGTAGTAGTAGCAATTCCAATTGGACTTCCCTCTTCCGCATCATAAGAATATTGAACTTCTTCACCAGTAACATAGAAGTGCTCTGGAATTGTAACAGTATTCTTAGTTAAATTAACAATTGTTGAATCACTACCATCAAAGTCTCTTTGGAAAATATTTCTTCCATCATGCTGTAAATTAAATGCTCTAAGAACATCTGTTTCTGTACCAGTATAATCTCCATAACCTACACTGATAGAAGCATTAGTTAAATCTATCTTATTAACGGTATCTCTGTCATCATTTCTAGCAGCAATTTCAAGACCCATCTGGAATACACGAACTGATGCAGCAATACCTGCATTCGGAGTGTACATTAACTGAGTATGAGAAGTAGAAGTGGAAACCCCAGCTCCTACCGTTCCTATTCCAGCACCAGCACTAAGAATACTTGCATACTCTGTGATGTATGCTTCAGAACTGCTATTTAAGACAATTACTTCAGATACTTCATAAACATTATTAGTTGTATCTTCTACACTAAGTAAATAATATGCAGCATTATGATCATTAATTGCAGCATCATTATTGATCTCATATTCAGCAATTTTATGAGCAAGTGGAGAAGATGCAGATGGAATTGCAGTAAATGATGAATCTACAAATGCAGCATCAAAAATACCATCCCCAAGATATACAGTTCCAATACCAGTTCCACCAGCTCCCGTATTAGCAGCTGCCATAGCAATAGTCAAAGTATCTACTGTACAAGCAACACCTGCATTAGGAACAAAATCAATATTAAGAGGACCAGTTGACATTGATGCAATATAAGTTCCTAATCCTGTTCCACTATAATCTTCATCAAATACTGTTGTTACTTGACCATATTCTAAAAGTTCTACTGTTGTACCATCATGAAGGATATTTAATTCATCAACTTCCCTCAGTCCATTATCAGAATCAATTTGAACTAGAATCTTTGCACTTCTATAAGTAGATCCAATACCAACAATAGTAGTAGTGGTTCCTTCAGAAACAGATACTTGAGTTGATTTTATATCAACAGAATTTCCTAAAGTAGTAGATCCTATTCCTGCAACTGTACTTAGACCAACAATATCAAAACTAACTGCACTTACATTATAATCATTAACTTGATATTTTGTTGGATAGAAAAGAAGTCTTCCTTGATTACCACTAACATCAAAATCAAAACTTCCCAGATCACTTACACTCTCAATTCGACCATACTGATTCATAAATCCACTAGCCCCATTATGTAAAAGACTAACGAACATACATTGACGTTCACCAGTGAAAGTCTTATCTTTAACAAGAGTAAAGAATTTTTTATAAGTTTGTTCGATATCAAAACTGTCAGCAACACCAAATCTTGTTGCTCTTGGTTCACTATTAAATTGGGAACTAATATCATCAATAACAAGAACTCTATTGCCTACCGATTCATAATAATCAGTTAATATTCTTGAATTAAAATAGATTTGATTAGATGCTATCTTATCATCATTAATATTGAGAGAATTTTCTGTAATTAAATCAAAAGCAGGATAAGTATCAATTTTCATTTCACGATCTAAATTCAAAAATGCAACTAAATCACTATCATTTGCAATAACAGACCTTTCATTTTCCTGCGTAGACTCTATAAGTAAATCACTGAATTTAAGGAATCCTGAAGGATGATTAAGAGTACTTACAGCCTCATCCCAAATTCCCATATCAACTTTAGATTTTATAGAGTAGGAGAAATACTGATAATAATTATTATCAGGCAATCTTTCAAGACTATTATTTAAAAATCCTGTATCTCGCTGCCATCCATTCTCAACCACTGATCCAGCAGCAATTTTAGCTTCTGCATTAAAATCAATCTTAGACTTAACTTTTCCTTGAGTATTTGAAGTTCTTCCTACAATAACATCCCCAACATCAAATTGAGTATTTGATGATAATTTTAATAATTCAATACGATTATTCCAACTTTCTACTGTCCCAATTTTTTCTTCATATTGAACATCCTCCCCATGTAAGAAATTATTTTTCTTTAACTTAATATCAAATTGAGGGAAGTATTTTTGAGGAACAATTATTCCAGCTGAATTCAATGTATCATAATTACCAGGAAATTCCCCGTCTCGTAAGTATCCAGTTAAACTATAAGTAACAACTCCGACACCTCCACCTAATGGAATATTAACATCAGTAAGAGGGAATAATGAATATTCATAGTTGAGTGAATTAAATCCAGTTCCTGTAGTACCTACTCCCACACTTACGTTCTCAATTAAAACTTTATCACCTACCGTTAATGGAGATTCGTCACTAAATGTAGTATTTAATCCAACAGTAACATTTTTAGTGGACATATCATATGATATAGTCTTTATCTGAATACCATTTACATTAGATGTTGGTATAATAATTGGTTTAATATCATTAATACTTTTAGTATTTTCTAGAATAGTTACTTTAGAATCTCCAATATTATAAGATAAATGAGCATCCTTCACTTCTTTTTTCGTTAGTCCATCTAATACAACTAAATTAGGAGCTATTGTGTAATTCTTACCTACCGAACTAATTCCTATTTCACTTAAGGAATTTAATGGTTCCATTACAAGAACCTCTGATAAATTAAGAACAGGTCTTAATGTAGTATCAGTAGGAAAATCAAATCCAATATTCTGAATTTTTGTAGAATTAATTTTTCCAATAGTATCACTGCTAGATTCAAGAATAGCACCAGTACCTATACCTGTTACAATAGAACCTACTCCCACAGTTTCAGAATAATAATTACCCTTAGACTGTATTGTGATATTTGCTATAGAACCATATGCTACAGTAGAATCCGTAGAATACTTTAATTGTGCTTCAGAAAGACTATAAGAACCTTTCTCTAAATCGGATAATACATTATACGTAAAAGTAGTTGTAGTTCCAATACCAATTATACTAAACGAGCCAGAATAATTACTCTCTTTTACATCTATCTGATTATATCCAACAACTTCTTTATCAATAATAAGTTCTTGTTTAATATCCGAAATTGTATCTCCTTGGACAGGAGTAAATTTGTAAAATAATGCTTCAGGAAGGCTATCATTAACTATAAGTGTAAGACCTGCATCGGTAGAAATTCCTACTGTACCAGTTTTAGATACTTCAAACGTATTAGTTGTACTGGTTGAATAAAATACATCTTCAAATTTTCTATCCGTATATAAATCTAAATTAAAAGCGGAATAAGAAGCTAACCCCACAAAAGAACATAAAGAAGGATCTGATAAATTAAACTTAACCGTATTAGTTTTATAAAAATCTAAAGACGGATTAATAGGAGAAAGAGTACCTGCAGAAGCAGATGTTATATTAACCACCTCTGGAGCAAATTCCAAAGATTCAAATCTATTTAAAGTAAGTTTTACTTTATTTTTAGACTGCCTAACAATATAATAAATTTTCTCATCTTCCAATCCCCCTGAAGATGTAGATGCTGTATGAATTACTTTATCTCCATCCTTTAATCCGTGATTGGTAATTGTAATCGTATTATTGGTAGTATCAACATTACCTGCAACGAATGATTTTGGATCAAAAACCATTCTTCTATTAAAGTCATTATATTTTACCATGATATTTGTATGAATACCTGGTTGTGTATCCATTCTTATATTATCTTCCAATAATAAACCATGAGTAGATGCAGTAGCCACAGTAACTACATTTTTATTTGCTTCTCCAGTAACAACATAATCTTTTATAGTTTTGAAACTATGATATACACCAGTTCCTAAGCCAGTAAACCTTAACAAGTCTCCTGTCTTATTAGTCTCAGCAATCCCTACAAAAGTACCAGTAGACCCAAGTCCCACTCTAAATGTAGAGATTCCAATAAGATTATTAGAAATCTTTCCAACATATACTCTAGACTCATCTGGTAGATTAAAGGAAGTGGTTCCATCAGTAGAAACTCCAATAGGATCACCACCATTAGTTCTATATCTTAAGAGATCACCCGTATTTAATTCATGATTAGCTAAGAAAATAGATTGTGATGGAATATAAACTTGAGTTAATCCAGCACCAGGATTAGAGAAGAAAATAGTTGTTCCAATACCAACTCCAGTAAGAGTACCCAATCCCACTGCTTCCTTAGGTTCAAAATAAATTTCCTGAATGGATTCAAAAGTTATATTATTTTGAGGAGTGGTCTCGAAAGTAAATTTCCTAGAATCTTCAGTTATAATTGAAGTTGCAGTATGAGCAACCGATATAGTTCCATTTTGAGCTCGTAAAACTCTTAATCTTGAATTCTTTTCATCAACAGTCAATACTTTTACTTTTTCTGTTCCAATTCCCAGAATATCATTTTCTCCAATTGATAATAAATCCATATCTAAAGAACCAGCAACCTTAAAGTAAGTAACTATACCCGTAACTCCTGTAGTACTTACTCCACCTGTTAATGAAAGTGATTCAGTTCTTACTCCAATGTTAAATCCTCCTTGAAGAGAACTAATAGAGGTATTAAATCCTGAAAGAGAGACTAAATCATTGTTTGTCAAATTATGAGGTGAAGTAGAAATAGCGACGTATTTTCCACTAGCATCAAAAGGAATAATCTCCAATTCAGAGACTGTAGTGGAAGCAACACTAACATTGGTTACATTTACTCCTTCAACTTGAGAAACTTTAGCTTTTGCTTCTTGAGCACCTGTTAAAGGTTCAAAAAGTATTTTATCGTTAACTTGATAATTTGTTCCACCTGTTAAAATACCAACCGACTGAATATTACCTGTAGAAACATTAGTTACATTTATATTAAAATCATGGTCTCTCGTAGGTTGGAATAAGAAATCATAATAAGAACTATTTTTATTTAAAGAATATGGAGTAGTATTTCTAAACCATTCGGTATTTTCTAAATTATAATCTATTTGATTTGATTTTGTATCAGAATTAAAAGGATTAGGTTCTGATTTAAAAGTGTTTCCAATCAAATATGGGAATTCAGGAATTCTATACTTATTAAAAGGTCCTGAGTTTTCAATAAGAGTAGGATTGATGGTAGTAAAATATGCATACGTACCATTTGGATAATCAGGTGTTACACAAAAACGACCATTATGTATATCTAAATCACCTGAATTATCAAATACATAATCTTCAACAAAAAATCCTTGAGGGAAGTCGGATATAGAAGGTCTATTAGACAAACTTGTTAATTTATATCCCGACTTCATTGCCCTTACAACACCTCCATCACGCTTTGTATATCCATAAGGACCATATATGGGGTAACCATCATAAGACCATCCTACAATAGGAGAATGGTACTCTGTAGCGACTTCCTGATCATTGACTTTCTCTAAATCAAAAAGACCATATTTTACATCATTATTTTGGTTTCTAACATATACAGATTCTCTTAATTTTCTAGGCGTATATAAATGAGTATATTGTATACCTTGTTCCATATTTAAAGCGGGATCTAAAATTCCATCATCAACAGAAATGATATCTAGATACTTCTGGAATAAATTAACAGTCCATGTTTTAACACGAGCTCTAAATCGGGCATTCAAACCACTAGGTCTAACTCCTGCAATAATATTACCAGTATATCCAATACCTGCATTCGCTATTGTAACATCTACTAATTTACCATCACTAACCACAGGAACAAGTTTTCCATAACTACCCGATCCATCAGTGAATATAGTTAATGTAGGTGGAGCATCGTATCCAAATCCTTCATTAGTTACTACCGCTTCTTTAATCCTCCCATTATCAATAACTACACTAACCTCTGCATTAGTTCCCGCTTTTAAATCAAATAAAGGTTGATTATCATAATTTAAAATGTCTGCTGATCCATAAGAAGAACCAGAGTTCGTAATTTGCACTGAATCAATAGATCCTTTAAATAGGGGTTGAATTTTAGCACCAAAATCTTGACCAGTAGCAGTAACTACTCCAATCTGACCACTTAAGGTTACTGTGATAGGTTGATAATTAAATGAATGTTGTCCTGTCCCTAATCCAACAGAAGAGAATCCAATATATTGTTTTGTATTATAATAATGTTCTCTTGCAGTAGTTCCTACTCCAACACTCGATAATTGGAAATTATCTTCATCAATAGAAGTAACAAAATAATCCGTATTTGAAGTTATCCCACCAATACAATCTTTTTTAGGTCCAGTGAAAGAATAATTAAGAATTTCCCCTGATTTATATCCATGCTCCTCAATGTATATTTGATTAAGAGAACTACTAATTCCTGCTTCAGAAATTATAACTCTTTTTTTATTTTCATATCCCGATCCACTGTTTACAACTGAAATACTAGATATAATTCTTTTCTTTTCAAATGTTTGGAATTCATGAACTCCTTCTCCAAAACTTGTTAAAGAAACAGTATTTACACCTACCTTAATAGCTTCTGTTGAATTAGTGTAAAGTTTGATTGTAGATACACCTACAGTATGCGCATAATAAATGGAATCCGTAGAAAGTCCCCCTACAGCAACTCCACCATTTGTCTTATAAATTACTTTTTCGCCATTTTTAAATTTATGGAATGTACCAAATCCTATAGTATCATTTTCTAAAATAACCCGATCCGACCTATTTGTACCTAAACCAATTGAATTAAATTCAACATCATGGTGTTTAAAAATAGTATTACTAAAAGCTTGAGCACCTTGTCCATTACCACCTGTTATAGTGATAATGGGATCAGATGTATAATCATATCCACTATCTTCAACAGCAATCTCATTCAAACTACCTTTAACTGCACATAAACCTGTTGCCCCTGAACCTACATTATCCTTTAAGTGTAAAAGAGGAGGATTCATGACATCATAGTTCCTTCCTCCCGCCGTCACATCAATTTTTTCGATGGTTCCATAATAAACTGTATCTTTTGACTTATAATTTAAAATTTCTACACCATTAACTAATATACCTGTTCTATTTCCTGGCTCAGTTATAAAATCACCCGCTTTAGGATTAGGAGACTTTATTTCTCTGAGTAATAATTGATTATCTACTTTTTTATTATGAAAATCAAAAGGTTTTAAAGTATTTGAAGTAACAATACCTGATACTGAAATAAATTGACTATTATCAATATTAGTTGAACTAGACGCAAGTTTTAATTGGTTACTATTAATCCTCTTTACATAGAAAACATCAGGATCCATCTGAGGAAATTTACTGGTAGTTTGAACCTTATTTCCTAAAAAGTCAGATTCTTCAGTAATAAAAGAATCATAATAAACAGCATCTCCAGTGTAGTACCCATGATCCTCTATATTCAAGAAACTGAAGGTCTCACCGTTATAACTACCCGTTAAAGTAAGTTTTCTATCATTAAAATCTAAAGGGGCATTTTCATAATTTGGGATGGAAGAAGAAGCAACTAAAATATCATTATTAAACTTTGCATAAATGTTTTGAACATTGGCAAGATAATCATCAATATATTGATAATCTTTAAGATTAACATCCACTTTACTTCTTAAAATTTTTCTTTCAACAGTAGTACTAGCACTAACAATACGACCTTGGCCTTTTATGGAAAAACTATATTCACTTATAAGTTCTGTAACGGAAGAATCTTGGGTACTACCCTTAACATCAGTAATAACAACTTTATCTCCAACTTTTAAATTATTTTTATCCTTAGTTACAACAGTATAAGTAAAATCCGATTCATCTACTAAATCTACTGATTCTATATCATACTTAATGGCTAAATTATAGAACCAATTGTCTACTTTTGGTCCCGATGTAGTAATTCCTAAACTTTCTACTTTTGCAACATCATTTTT